AGCTCATATTGGAAGCTGGGGCATCCGTGCACCGCTTCAAGCACCGGCTGCGGCCTCGATCGCTCAGTCTCCAGCAGCCCGGCAGTTGTCTCAAAGCCCTGACCCGCTGCCCAGTTCCAGTGCCGAAAGTTGATCTCGCTCTCGATGACCTGCCCCACCCGCTCATCGTCCTGCTCGCTCAGGTCTGACAGTTCAAGGATGCGCTGATCCGTCACCTCCATCACGCCCGCTGATGTGTCTGGCTCTGCGTAGAAGTTGGCAGTTGTGATGGTGGTGGCGTTGGAGTAGACCCCATCGGGATCGGCCAGTTGCTTGACTCCGATCGCGGGTACCGTGTCGCTCAGATCAGCCTCTGAGAATGTAGCGATGGGCAGATCGCCAGGGCGCGGGCGCGGGACGGCGTAATACTTGCGATCGAACTCCAGCGCGGAGGCGTCCCGCTTGAAGATCAGATCGGCGGGGATCGTCTGCATCAGTCCCTGGATCACGGCGCTCACAGAGACGGGCTCATCCACGATGTCGGTGGGGATAGCACAGGCCCTGTTCCAGCTATTGAGCGGCAGGCTCGCACCGAAGAGCAGTAGATCGTTCATGGCGTCCGGGTGCAGTCTGCCAGGAACTCCAAGCACCTCGTCAACGATCCACTTGAAGATCAGGTGCGGCTGCCCGTACAGGTCGGTCCCATATACGATGGGCGCGGCCTCTGCCGATGTCAGGGTTTGGCCGAGTAGCGTGCCATTGTAGTCACTGAAGCTGATCGTGCCGGTGTAGTTGGGGCCGTGCGAGACGAACAGAGGACCGCCGCCCACCTTGCCGAAGATGCGACCAGATAGCCCGTCCATGCCGTGATCTGTGGCGAACTTGCACACCGTTCCAATGGGGCCAAAGCGCGGGTTGGTGTTGTTCCAGACGAAGAGCCAAGGGGTTGTCTCGTCGGTGACGCGATGCAGCGCGCCGTCGCTTGCCTCATAGACCACATCAAAGACGAACTGATCGAACTCGGGCGACACGAGGCAGTAGTGATAGTCGTACCCGATCCCGGTGCCGCTGCGCCCGTCTTCTCCATAGTGCGCTAGCTCGCGCCAGACCTCCAGATTTCCGGGCGCGCCGCCGAACACCTGCCCCACCCACTTGCCGCGCTGGCTCTCGTTTAACTCGTAAGACAGTGGGGCCCTCCGGCTGGCTGTGATCACGGCTGGAGACTCGCCCGCGTGCCATGTTCCCACCAGCGCAGTCACCAGCCAGTTGGCAGGGACCTCGTGAGGCACTTGCCACATGGGCCAAGTGAGCGTCGGCGGGAAGCTGTCGCCCACGTCGATGGTCATCTTGAAGGTGTGCGCGGTGATGTTGGTGGGGTTGCGGTCCCAGGTGCCCTGAGCCATGACCTCGAAGCGGTCTAGGTTGTCGAGGTCTGCAACAATGAAGCGCACCGGCTGCCCGCGCCACCGACCGAACACGGCCATGTCGCGCAGCGAGAGCGGATCGAAGCCGTCGCCCAGGTCGTCATCGCCCAGGTCAACCGAGAAGGTGATCTCAGAGAGGGCCTGTATGTTCTGCTTGAGGCTGCCCAGAGTCTTGTCGAAGACGCAGCGAGAGAGCCTCGCCTCGTACTGCTGAAAGCCCGGCTCAAAGGCCCGCTGGAAGCCGCCCGACGCGCTGCTGCTGCGTGCAGACAGGCCCGATCCCGTGCGAGTCTTCGGGCCGCACCAGCGCACGAGATGCCGGTTGCCGTTCAAGTCCCGGTAGACTCCCTCGATCAGGTAGGCAAGCCGCAGGTGTGACCCGGTCCAGTCAATAGCAAGCGACACTATCGGACCTGCTCCAGCGTGATCTCGCCGGATATGTAGTCAGAGGCCGCGCCGCCGTAGTCGTCTTGGCCATACTTCTGCAAGGCAGCCCACAGCAGGAAGCCCTTGTCTGCCTCGTCATCGGCGTCATAGGTGCCGTCTGCAATAAGGTTCCAGCGCAGAGCCCAGATCAGGCCATGGCTGCGGCCCTCGCGCACCACCGCCGTCACCACGTCGCGGTAGTCGTCTGCCTCCCAGTTATTGAAGTTGAGCGGTGCGCGCCACGTCATCAGGTTTGCGGTCGGGTAGTAGCTCTTCACGCCCAGCGGGATCGAGGTGTCAACGAGTCCGTGACCCTTCAACTCTGTGATCTGCCGGGTGCTGCTGCCGTACTCGACCAAAGCCTTGACGATGCCCACCGCATGGAATGGATCGGAGTCGAAGTAGCGCCAAGAGAAGGCCAAGTAGCGATAGCTCATCGTAGCCCCGCCGGAGTCAAAGGCGATCTGGATCTTGTTCTGGTCCTCGGTCGGGCGGCTGGAGAAGGACAACTCTTTGCTCGCTGAGTCCACCCACTTGCTGCGATCCGTCATGCTCAGGTTGGAGGCGTTGGCGAAGAGCTTTACCACGCTCAACTCTGCATCGTTCCACTGCACGTCATCGCCGCCGTCGAGGATGCAAGCGGCGAGATGGAACCCCTTGCCCGATCCCAGGTCGAAGACCGCCCAGTGATCGGTTCCATAGCGGCGCTCGTCTGCTTGATAGTAGGCCCCGCCCGAGTCGTCCGCGTCCTTCGAGAAGCCCAGCCAGGGCCGGATCTCGGTGGTGCCTGAGTGCGTGCCGGATGCCCACAAGATCGAGAAGGTGCCGCCGGTCGCTGAGATCTCAAAGCGCGCGGTGCTGTGATTGTAGATCACTGCGTAAGTCAGGGCGGTGAGGCTGCTGTTGTTGAGTGAGTCTTGCAGCCGGGCGGCGATAGCGGAGCCCCTGCCCGCCATATGCGGAAGCTCGATCTGCAACTCTGATCCGCCGCCCTCGGTGATGTCTATGTAGACCCCAGGATCTACCGAGAAATAGCCGTCGAGCGGGGTCTGCCAGACCACCCGCGGGCGGTCGTCCAGGGCACTGGCTACCGGCGCTCCGGGCGTATCTCCCGAAGGCCCCACCGTGACGGTGGTGGTGCCAAGGCTCAGCTTGTCATCCATGAAAAACGCGGTCAGTCCCACTATCGGCCTCCGTATCTGGTGCGCTCAGCGTAGGGCATGCCTCGCTCAGACGAGCGGATCAGGTGTGAGTCCACGGTCTGGCCGAGCACGTTGCCGTCGATCTCCAACACAGTGTTGACCACCACCGGCTCGCCACCACCGCCACGCTCCAGCATCCGGCTGATCGCTCTGGTGCCCACCGGGTCAAGCACCATCTCGTCGTTCCTGACTGCAAGCGCGGTGTGATTGTTGAGCCCAGCCGCACGCAGCGCGCCGGGAGGAAGTCCAGCATCAGCCACTCCGGCGATCGCAGTGCCCAGGATGGTGGCGATCTGCACGCCTCCGAGCACGCCCGCGAGCACGCCCATCGGGATGTTGGGAAAGGGTGGCCCGGCTGCAAGGGCTGCCGAGACGGATAGAGCGGTGGAGAGGGTGGCTTGAGCGACGGCAGCGGCCTGCGCGACGACGAACGCGGCGATGGCTGCATCCTTGGCCTCCTTCGAGTTCTCCCCAAAAGCCTTCGCAGTGACTGCCCCGATCATGGTCGCGAAGCCCGATGCTGTCTCGATTATCTTGACTGCGGTCTGCATCGTCTGGAGCATCTCTGACTCAGCATTGACGCGCTCCTGCTCCCGCGCCTCGTCGCGGAGGGCTGCGCGCTGATCCTCTCCGTCCCGCACTATGGCTGTGAGCGCGTCCTCGTAGTCCCGCTTCAACACCAGCAGCCGCGCGTCGGCTTCTGCGTCGGTGGCGGCTGCTGCCTCTATTGCGTTGTATGCCGCCACGTGCATGGCTTCCAGGGACTCCTTGCGGCGCTGCTGCTCTGCGTCGATCCTTGCAAAGGCCGAAGCCTGCGCGGCCATCCCGATAGCGTCGATCTTCTCGACGTGCGCCAGCCACGCGAAACCGATCCTCAGCAGTTCGTTCTCGGCCTCTGCCGCCTCGGCCTCAAGGCCAGCCGCATCGCCCCACAGCATCGCCCCGGCACCGGCTTGCTGGGCCGTCTTCAGCACAGCAGGGACGCCTGCCGCCGGGGTCCCTCCAGGCGCAGCACCCGGGGTCGGGCGAAGCAGTGACTCGGGGATGTCGGCGATCATCTGCTGCTTCTCGATCGCCTTCCTCATGATCTCGATGCGTTCGTTCCAGCCTTGGTGAGCGTCCCAGATGCGATCGGTGATGCCCGGCAAGTCCTTCATCGCGTCGGTTGCTAGTTCCAACGCAGGGCCCGCAGCCATGCCAAAGGAGGTGTTGAGCATGACCAGCGCGCCCGTGAGCTTGACCACGGGCTTCATGAGGATCGCTGTTTGATGTAGCGTCTGGGCCCAGATCATAGTCTGGATCGCTAGCTCTCCGGTCACGCTGGCAAGGTCCCGAGCCATCCTCACCTTGTCCTCGTTGGGCATCGCGAGAACGATGTCCGCGAAGCCGTTGGTGATCCCAGCAAGCACCGGGATCATCGGCTCAAGCACCTGCGCCTTGAGCCCAAACAGAACCTTGCCCGCCCGCAACTGTGCGTCCTTGAAGTCCTCCGATGCCCTCACTGCTTTGTTGCTGGCGACTCCGAAGCGCTCGATGTCCTCGATGGCCCCTTGCAGGCCCTCCCTGCCGCCTTCAAAGCCGACCAGCATATCCCGGCCCGAGCGGCCTAGAAGCAGCGCCGCAACCTGGGCGCGCTCGGCGTGCGTGGCAAGCCCCGCCATGCCCTCGGAGATCCTCAGCATCCGCTCCTTGAGCGGCAGCCGCGCCAACTCTGCGGCGCTTACCTTCAGGGCGTCGAAGGCGTCCGTATAGGTCTTGGCGGGGTTCTTCTTCATCGCCTCGCCCATAGTCTGGTTGAGCTTCTGCATGGACTTCATGACCTTGCCGCTCTCGACCCCTGCCAACTCAAACGCGCCGATGAGCGCCTGAAATTGCTCTGGATCTGCGCCGATCGATCGGGCCTTCTTCCCTAGTTCGTCCAGTTGCGTGGCAAGCTCGACCGTCTCCGAGATGGCCTTGGCATAGGCTCTCGCCAGGGCCCCAGCCGCTACCACGACCGCGCCGAAGCCAGCGACGGCTATGCCCGCGCCGATAGCGAGCGGCCCGCCTGCCGCCATCATCGAGCCAAGGCGTCCAGTTGCTCCCGCCGCCCCGGACATCCCCTTGCCCATGGACCCCGCAGCCTTGCCGGTCTGCTTGAGTTCGCGCTGTACCTTGTTCGCGCCCTTGATCTTGAGCTTCATTGTCAAGCCGTCAGCCACTGCTCTGCCTCCGTTCCGACACTTCAGCCGCGTACGCCTGGATCAAGTCCTGCTCAAAGTCCAGCACGCCCAAGGACTCCACCAACTTGGCGTCTTGATCTTGGACTGAGCCGGGCCCGGGCATCCCGCCGAGCCTGCGCCACGCGCTCCAGACAGACACTGTGCGCCACTCTGCTGGGGTGATGGACGTCATGGGGCAGCGGTCCAGCTTGCGGTCCTCTGCGTGGACGCCAGCGGGCCTACGCTTAGCGCTGGGCATCCGCGCCGGGCTGCGCCATGGCTTGCCCTCTCCCTTGCATCTCGTGCCGCCACATGATCCCCAGAGCTTGCAGCCGGTCCAGTCGTCGCCCCAGAGATCGATCTGCTCTTGGGTTGGTGCGGTGTGGGCGGTGTACTGGAGAGCCGCCCTTAGTCTTTTTCCTCGGCGCTCTCCAGCGTGCCCGCGGCGATGATCGCATTGAAGACCTCTTCGCGCAGGCCCTCGTTGTCCTTGATGAACTCGACCGCCCGCGCCAGATCGATAGCCTTGCCGTCCAGGGTCAGGCCCTCGACTGCCACGATCAGATCGTCCAGCAGGCTGCCCCTGAAGTCGCTGAGTTGAGCGTCCCACGCCTTGACCGAGCCCGCAAAGGCTGCATCCGTGGATCGCTCGACCAACTTCTTTGGGTCCAGCGTGGGAGCTTCCAGCACAAGCTCTCGCCACCTCGACATCCAGCCGACGCTCGGAGGATGGTAGAGGATCGCGCATGGCTCGGGCTCTTCTCGGTTTCCTCCCCACGAGGGGATCAGTCTTCTTTTTTTCCAGGCTGCAAGTTCCACGATGGCACTCCGTGGTTGTGGGTTGTTTGCTATCCGAACATCAAGAGGATCTCGTCCGCTCCGCTGCTGGTTCCTTCGCAGCGGCCGGAGAGATCAAGCGTGACCTCCTCCGCGCCACGGTCCAGGCTCATGTCTTCGGTTCTCATGCGAGGCGCACACCATCCGAACATCCGGCCCTCGGTCTGGCCGCACACTACTGCGACGGTGATCTGTTGGGATGAAGCCCCGGCGATGTCGGTGGTTTGGAACGCCTGCATCGCCGCCTTCATATTGGACTCGTAGAGCGTCCAGCCGCTGAGCGTGGCAGTCACCTCGCGCGGGCTCATCACATAGCCGCCAACCTTGTAGGTGTCGCCCATGATGTCCTCGCGGTAGGCAAGACCAAAGCCGCAATCGAGGGTTGTGTTGTTCACCTGCAACTCGACCCCGGTGGTGCCGCCGTAGGTGGAGAACATAATAGATCCGCTGGTCGCCGGGACGGGGTCTCCCGCATAGGTTCCGGTCGGTCGGTACGGCGTGACCGTAGAGCCCACCGCCCAGGCTGTGCCGGGGTCGGGGTTGCCTAGCTGGCCTCGCGTGACCGTCCATGTGGTGCCAGAGATCGCCGTCACCTTGACCGTCTCTGCGGTGGTGGCACCGTCGTCAAGGGTCCAATAGGTGTTCACCAGATCGCCCGCTGAAGCCAGCCCGTCGTTGACGATCAGCGATGTCACGCCCGTCTCCAGTTGCGTGGCGACCTCAGTCTGGAAGAGCCGATCGTGTCGTCGGGCAGTGCCAGAGATGGACACCTTGGCAGCGTCTTCGCCGCCCATCGTGATCGAGGTACTGCCAGGAGTCCAGCCTCCGAGCCGGTCTGCGCTGTTGTTGTTCAGCATCCACAGGCACAGGCTGTCCTCGTCCGTGTCGCGGGTGTCTGAGGGCTTGTAGGCAATGGCTCCCTTGACATTCGCGGCACTTGCGGGAGTGAAGCTGAGCGGCGGCTGGATGGTGAGAATGTCGCTGACCGTGTTGATCGCGGTCACTTGCCGCATCTCGTACAGTTCAGACGTGGCGGTGGTCTCCACGATCACAGCATCGCCAACCGCAAAGCCGGTGACAGAGTCAACGTCGAGGCTTACCGTGGTGCTGACTCCGGCGATCGCCGCTGTCGTCGCGCTGCGATCGACCTTCGTCCAGCCGCTGGTCGTCAACGTCTCGTCAATGTCTGGCGCTGTCGTTCGCGTGCCGGACGGCATCACATAGCCGTCGATGCTGCCCTCTGCTGTGCGCTTCTGAGCTATGCCGGGAACTGCCGTGGCGGTCCCGAAGTGGTCCTCTCGCGGGGTGTAGGTGATGGTCCCGCCCGCGCTGCCGCCGATTGCGCGGATCGCGTCTGCCGCCACGGGATAGCTCTCGCCCGCCGCGTCTGCGATCTCAAAAGAGGACTGCGCCGCCGAAAATGCAACGAGGTCGCGCCCGATGTCTACCTTTGCCATGTCCAGTACTCCTAATAGGATTCACTTGTGCGGATTGTCAGGTCGGTCAGCAGGGCCACGTTGGGAACGGCTAAGCCGGGATCCGCTCCCGGCGTTTGCGCGTCAACCGTAGCACGAATGATGCCGCTGCTTTGCCCCAAGGTCCAGCCTTGAGATCCGGCCCCGGTTCGCCTCTGCATGATGGTCTTGATCGCGTCGCCATATCGCCACAGGGCGGTCACAACGTCAACCTCATTCCCGTCGATGTTGGCATCGAGCACAACGAGAGCCAACTGCAAGCGGACATCGTAGAACCGGGAGTTCGCCTCGACCTCGCCGCTGGTGCTGTCCACGGTGATCGAGAGGTACGGGAAGGCGTTAGCCTGGGCGGCGCGGTGGTACCACTGCTCGACGGTGGCAACGTCTGGCAGGTTCGCTGTGGTGATGCCCAGCGCAGTGCGGAGGGCTGGCAGCGTCTCGGCGTTAAGCCCGGTTGCGCCATCGGTGAGGTAGCTGTTGAGTGCATCGATCGCGCGCTCGGTGAAGGTCGCCACGGCATCACCTTGTCTTGAGCCGCATCACGCCGCGCCGCATCTTGGCAAAGTCGTAATTGTCAACGAAGATCCCATCGATGCCGCCGCGCTTGCGGGCCTTGACGATGTAGACCTGGAACAGTTGAGCGATGGCTGTGCCCAGCGGGACCGCGCCACCCTTGCCGACCCTCTTTAGGTCGGTGTCGTGGACGCTGGGATCGAAGCGCACAGGCGGGCGCGGCTTGCGCTGCTTGCGGTAGGCCGGGCCGGTCGCGTTCTGATGCGCCCCAGCGTATGCGCCGATCTCGCTGCCGGGATCAACGCCCACCTCAAGGGTGCCCGGCCCACGCTTGCCCCTGCGCCCACCGATAGATCCCGAGCCGCCCTTTACAAGCGCCCCTCGGAGTGCCCCGGTGGCCACAAGGATCGGACGACCCGGGAAGTTCTTCTGCTTCCACGCTGCATACTTGGGCGAGAGGCCGGGCCATCTGGCTCCGGTCTGCTTGCCCTGCGTGCGGAAGTGATCGTGCTCGTGCTTGCGGAAGATGCGGACGACATCATCGAAGACCGGCCCGAAGTCGTCGATCAGATCGGCCCACTTCTCAAAGCCCATCCTGATCGCCTGCCCGCTCGGCTCCATGGTCATGGTGATCGAGCCACCACGCGCGCCACCCGTGCGCCGAGCCTGGGACATCAGCGAGGACAGGTTGCCCAGACCTGAGCCACGGCGAGAGGTGAGCGCCATCAAAGATCCGAGTTGTCCGGCCAGACGGGAACGGCCGCATAGGGCACATCGTCGCCGCCGGGCGCTGGGTCCCAGTCGGGATCCTTGGCGCGCGTCCAGTGACTGCCGATGCGTGAGTCGGTGCTGCCCTTGTCTGCGGTCGCGCCGTTGTCCAGCAGCATGATGCGGATCGTCGGCAGGCTCTCGATCATCGAGTCAGCCAAGGCGAGGAGCGCAGGCGCGGTGCTTTCGGCGTTGACCCCGATAGACCCCTTGGCAAGCAGCACCTCGCCCGACGTGATCATCATCTCACAGCGCTGCGCCCACGCCTCGGCCACCGTCGAGCCGGTGATGGTTGCGCTGATACCGTTCGCGAGGAGAGCCGCGCGCACCCGGTCATAAGCGCCGGTCCAGATCACGGTTGCTTGCGTGCTGGTAGGTGTGCTGCTGCTGGTCAGGGTGCCAAGCTGGGGAGCCATTGAGGTGGCCGTGGCGATGTCTGCGTTGTAGGCCACAGCGATCCCCTACTCTTCTGCGGCCTTGGCCTTCTTCTTTGCGGCCTTCTTCTCAGCGACCACAGGTGCCGCACAACGGCGCGCGATCAGCTTGGCGGCGCTGTGCTCGCTGGGCTCATCGAAAACGTCGCCAGGAGCCAGGGAGGCACCACCGTGGGACAGTTTGCAGAGGGCCTTGAGCTTCACGCGCCCGTCTCCAGTTCGCCGATGCGCTCCTCGATTGCATCCAGGGCACCCTTGCGGGCCTCGGCACCGTGCATCGCCTTGAGTGCTTCCACGTCGTCCACGCCAGCCAGAGCCGCAGCCATGGCCTTGATGGTCACATGCTTGATCGTGGCAGGATCTGCGGGGTTGAATCCACCGCGCGCGCTGACTCGCACAGCCTCGGGCTCTGGACGCGCGGCAGGCTTGGCCTTGACCACCTCAACCAGCACACCCACTGCGCACAGTGAGTCCGCGTCGCAGCCAGCCGGGGCGAGCGCCCCAGCCTTGTAGCGTCGTCCGCTGTGGATCAATTCCTGACCCTCGGCAACTTCATAACTCACAGGGGCACTCCTATGCTCGGGTTATGTGAAGTCAACTTCACCGACGGCAGACACCCAGGAATCGCCGTCACAGACAAAGATCCCAAACTGGTCCTCACCGAGCACGTCGATGGTGACCGCCCCGTCGTCGCGCACGGTCAGGTTCTCGGCAGCGCCCGCCGTGTTCTTGATGACGAACCATAGCCCCTGGCTCGCGTCCTCGGCGGGCAGATCGACGTTGTTCCCGCCGTTAGGATCGAGCAGTTGAAACTGCGCGGACTGCGGAGTCAGGGTGTGCGTCGTCGAGAGCGTCTCGGCGTTGTGACCGAGGCGCACCCGGAGGCCATTGGCGGGGTTGACCGCAACGCCTTGGAACAGAAGTGTCTCAGCCATGTCGGCCTCCTACGAAACGACGGTGGAGTACAGGTAGCCCAGGGCGGGAGTGGGCACGGCCATCTGATCGTTCCACAGCATGTCTACGGCTTCTACATACGGCGTGGGCTCCCAGCGACGAACCGCGCCGTCTGTGCTGCCTGCGAAGCGGAAGCGCTGCAAGCAACTCTGTGGGGTCATGGCTGCCGGGCTGCTCTTGATGTGAGCGAAGAGGCAGAATTTTCCCCAGATGAAGGCGTTGCCAGCAGACGACACGCCCTCGGGGTCCGCGTTGGCTACAGCCTTGCCGACCCAGATGGTATCAACGTCCAGGGCTCGCGCGAGGTCGTCGTTGGTGAGGATGCCGACCGTGTTGGCAGTTCGGCTAGACCATTCGAGAATCAACGGATGAGATCTCAGATTCTTGTAGACCTCATAGCCCATGATGGCGGTGTTGGGAGTTTCGCCGCTGTTGGTGATGATCGTGTCTCGTGCGTCCTGCGCCTTGCTGATCGGGTCGCTCGCTGCGTTGTCCCACTGGTCAGTGCCAGAGAGTGCGGCAGTGTAGCCAGAGAAGACCGACGTGTTGAACGCCAGAGCGGCGGCGGTGCGCTCGCGCTGGATCAGACACTCGCGAGCCAGCACGGCGGCGTTAGCCTTGCGAAGGTCCAGCCCGTTGCCTTGGGCGTATTCGGCGCTGCTCTTATTCATCTTCACGCCCAGCCCGTTGACGTTGACATCCCAGCCGGTCACCTTGCTGATCGATGTGCTGATCTGAAGCGGCGAGTCTTGCCCGTCAGCGATGATCAGATCGTGGCCCGGCGCGGCTGAGGCGAAACCGCCCGCCACATCGTAGAACTTCCCGGTCTTCGATGGCACATCGACGCTTGGCAGAATTCCGTCAGCGATGAAGCTGCCGAGAGACGGGCCCAGCAACCGGGTATAGTTGGTGAGCATCCGGTCATTGACTAGCCCTTGAATGTTGACCATTGGTCTATTCTCCTTGTGCCGCTAGGGCTAGGTGGTTTCCATGAAGGTGGGAGCCCAGAGGAACGATCCGATCTCGCCGTCCACATAGGTGCCGAGAGCAATGCCAAAGGCGTTGATCTTGGAGCCGGTGACATCGACTGCCTCGCCCGACGAGTCGGACATGCAGAAGGTGCCCACGGTACAGGTTCCACCGCAGATCACCTTGATCATGCCGCCGACCTGCACCGGCACATAGGCCGGGATCGATGCCGTGCCCACGGCCACGTCGTTGGTCAGCGCTCCCATACAGACGTTGCCAGTGCTGGCTATGTCGATGTCGCTGTCGCTCACAGGCTTGACCAGAAACCACGCCTGGGACGATACGTCTGAGTTAACCTTGCGGGTGATGACAAGAGTGGGATTAAAGGGTGTTGACATCGCGCGCTCCTACTGGTCGATGCTCTCGGCTTCGTAGGCCGCGAGCTTGGTGGGGTCAGCGAGGACCGTTGACATCGCCTGCGAGTAGGCGGCGGCTTCGGTGAGGTTGGTGTCCTTGTGGATCTTCTCTGCCAGGGCTTCCACCTCGGCCTCGATCGCTCCGAGCGGGGTGCCTGTGGCGGGTGCGTCGGCTTCGGCAGTCTCGCGACCGACCGGCAAGCGGCCCTCTGCAAAGATGCGGTTAGCCTTCTCCTCGCCCAGCGTCTGGCATACCTGCCAATAGTCCTCACGCTCGGCAGGAGCGATCCGGCCGATGGTGCAGGCACTGTCCAGGGTGCGGACCTTCTCGCGCTCTTCCAGCAGCGTGTTCCGGTCGCGCAGGCCCTCGACCTCTTTGGTTGCCGTCTCCAGCGTCTCCGTGAGCACCGTCACCTTGTCGGCTTCGGTCTGGAGTCGCCGCACCTCAGCGAGAAGCTCGGGTGCCTCTGTGGGCAGCCCTGTGGCCTCTGCCAGCTTGACGAGAATATCGGT